GAACTTGCAAGACTTCATGAAAAGAATGCAGCAATATCAGCAGATAACTCATTATTAATTACTACTATTGAAAAGCAAGCATTAACAATACAAGCACTACAGTCTAGTAATGATGAAATGGTTGATGAAATTTCAGAATTAACCAAAGATGCAAAATCTGCTAAGATCACGGCAATGAATAAAAGATCAAAAGAAGCTTCAGCAAAAAACCAAGAACTATATAGATTCATACAGCAAACAAAATCTTTAAAACGAATTACATCTGAGGGCGGTAACGGTAAGGCATTTTATAAAGTTGCTGCTGGAAATTTACAGAAATTTACTCTATGATATTAAGCGCTAGAAATAACCAATTTAAATTTGACTTCCCAAGGAATTTTATTCCTAAGGATATTGCTGAGAAATATAAACCATTTCTTACAAGAATCCCAGGTGGATTGATCAAAGAACCTATTGATTATTGGAACTATGGAATACAGTCTATTAATTTACCTGGCCCATCTTTTGATCCAGTAACACAAACAGACTACTTAGGTAATACACGATCATTTAGGTCAAGTATACCTACACAGCAACTATTTGATAAATCTCTAACTGTTACAATGCAGGCATTTGATGGTTATGTTAATTATTGGATGGCTATTGAAATGTTTAATTACTACTATAAGCTAAGTGGCAAAGACCCATATTTACCAGAAGGGGTAGGTGTACAGATGTTAGATGCTGAAGGTAATGTATTTGTAACAATCCAACTGAAGGACATGTTTATAAAAAGTATTGGTGCATTAGATTTAAACTTCTCGAGTAATACAGTTGAATTTCAAACTTTTGATTTAGAATTCACGTATAACATCTTAGATGTCGTAGTTAACGTTGCCTAATATATAAACAAATAAAGAACTCAACATGAAAACCTTTAAAGACTATTTAACAGAATCTCACGATGGTGGTGTAGATATACAAAACTTACTAAATGAATCCCATACTTTAACAGAAGAACAGGATGCCGCGATTGATATTGCAGTTGATAGAATTATGGAAGAACATAAAAATGGTAAAGATTTAGAAGCTGTAGTAGAAGAAATAATAAATGAAGGTATCTTGGGAAGTATATTTGGTGGTCTTACTGGTTTTGCTTTAGGTAAAACTATGGGTAAAGCAATTGCCAGAGTCCTAGGTATTGAAAAGGGTGCTTTATATGATTTAATGACTTCACGTCTTGTTGGTGCTGCCTTAGGCGCAGTACTTGGTAAGAGAATATAAACAATATGATTAATATAGGAATTGACTTTTCACTCAATAGCCCTGGTGTATGTGTTGAAACTGCTGATGGGAAATACCACTTCATAACTTTTTTTAATTATGGGAATCGTATATGGGATGAGGAAGGTAGAAAGATACCAAAATCGTTTAGTGTACATAAAGAACTAATGGATGATTCTGCAATGCTAGGATTTCCATATAATAGAGATGTAACAAGCAAAGAGTTTTTACCCAGGGAGCGACAGAAATTAGAAGATGCTGGTAATATTAGCTCATTAATGGTTAACATTTTTTCTACACTATTCGAAGGTGATGAAGTATCAGTTGCACTAGAAGGTTTCTCGTATGGATCCAAAGGGAATTCATTTATAGACATTATCCAATACAATACATTTTTAAGAAAGGAACTAATAGATAAGTACTCTATAGAGAATCTATCTGTGTTTCAACCATCTCATGTAAAGAAATTAGCAGGTAAAGGAAATGCAAACAAACATTATATGGCTAAAGCATTCCAAGATGATGTCCTTAATGATAAGAACTTAAGATCAACTAAACTTTGGAAATGGACTCAAGGAAAGGACTTTAGTGAAAAGATACCTAAGCCGCTTGATGATATTTTCGACGCATATTTTATTTTAAGGGCATTAAAAGCGAATTCAGAAAATATAGTGACTTCTACATTAAAAAAGGACTAAAACGAATATATAATTAAATACAACTATAATATGTTCATATACTTAACTACTAATTTAATCAATAGCAAAATTTACATAGGCCAAACTATACATAATAAAGAATCTTATATAGGTTCTGGTGTCTTACTCCATAAAGCTATTAAAAAGTATGGTAAAGAAAATTTTAAAAAAGATATCTTACTAGAGGTTAATACGCAAAGGGAGTTAGATGAAGCTGAAATATTTTTGATTAAGGAATATAACTCAACTGATAGAAATATTGGTTATAACTTAAATGAAGGTGGTCAGGCTGAGAGTAGAACCGGTACATCATTGCATAAAGAAACTAAAAGAAAAATTTCAGAGTCATTAAGAGGATATAAACATACTGATGAAACTAAAGCTAAGATGTCAGATCGAAGCTCTGGTTCAAATAACGCAATGTACGGTAGGAGTGCTTATGATATATGGGTTAGTAAATATGGTAAAGCAATAGCAGATAAGAAATTAACAGAAACAAAGTTAAAGATATCAAAAGCAGGCCTAGATAGAAAAATGACAGATGAGCATAAAGAAAAGATACGACAAGCTAGAATTCTATATTGAAAAGATAAAAATAATAACGAAATAAAATAGCTGAATTTTTAAAGAACAGATCTGATAATGAAATTAGCTAATAATTACTTTATTCTAAATAATCAAATAAGATGAATCATTGTTTACTTAAAGCATTAAAAGCAAACAACTAGCAACTAGATACTATTCTTCAATTCAATAGTTAAAAATTATATTGCAACATGTGGAGTTTGTTTCAGCTTTACACTAATTAAATTTAAAATAATATGTTAAAACCTCTAGGGAATAGAATTTTTATAGATAAAGACCAACAACCAGACCATAAAGGTAGTATAATTCTAATAAAACAAGATGGCATGTATGCTCCTCCATATTCAGGAACTATCATTGGTGTAGGTGATGGTGTAGAAGATAAAGAATATCAAATTGGAATAAAGGTTCTTTTCCACGATTTAGCAGGTACTGAATTTAAATATGATGGCAAAACTGTATTTAGCTTACGTGAGAATGATATAACTGCAATAATAGATAAAAAGATTCAAATAGTCTGAAACAAACTGACTTAGTGAATATATAATAAACAAAGGAATCAATAATTAAATGGTTACTTTTAAACAGGCGATAACACTGCAAAGTAAATAGGCAATTAAATTAAGTAGTTTAGGCACAGAGCTTTGTTATCAATTATAAACAATTAATAATAATAACAAAAAAAAGGCAATTAACATGGCAAACGAATTCGACATTTTTAATGTAAGTGTAAAAGATTTAGACACTGGTGAAAGACCTTCCACAGGAGGAAGTGATTTATACACACCTAAACCAGATCAAGGACAAGACGGTATCTACCGATCTTTAATTAGGTTTCTACCTAATGCGAAAAACCCAAGAAAACCATTCGAACGTAAATATGTCTACTGGCTAGAAGACAGGGAGGGAAACGGCTTTTATGCTGATTCACCATCAACAGTTGGAGAAAAAGATCCTATCCAGGATATGTTCTTCAAACTAAGAAACTCTGAATCTGCTGTAGACAAAAAGATGTCAGAAAGTTTAAAGCGTAGAGAAGTATTCTATGCATTGGTACAAATCGTAAAGGATCCACAAAACAGAGACTTGGAAGGACAAGTTAAAATTATGAAATTCGGTTACAAAATCAAAACTAAAATTGATGAAGAACTGAATCCACAATTTGACGAACCAACTCAAGTGTTTGATCCATTCGAAGGAAAAAACTTTGAATTAGTAATTTCTAAGAAAGGTGGTTTTCCAAATTATGACTCAAGTAAATTTCATGGGAATAAATCTCCAATGACAATTGGTGGTGAACCGGTTACTAATGATGATGCAAGCCGTAAAGCAATTTTAGAATTGTTAGGAACTGCACCAGATTTAAATAGCTGGGGTTATAAAGCATGGGATGACACTGTTAGAGGAAAGGTAATGAATGCACTATCTCAATTCCATTCTCCAGGTGATTCAATCCAAAACATCACAAGGTCAAAACCTGCACCAGTTAATACAAAAGTAACTGAAGCTGCTGCAACTAAGGTAACGACTGAAACTGAAACCGCAGTAACATCTGGCGGTACTGAGAAAAAAGAAGATTTTGATGAATTCATTAATGGGTTAGATCTTTAATAATTATGGCAGAAGAAGTAATAATATCTTCTGAAATGAAAGCTCGGATCATCGACAAGGTGGTCCGAGTTCTTCATAATAACCACTCCCATCCGGAGAAAAGAAGAATTTTAGAAAGTAAAGGTAGATTAAATATGGCATGCCCATATTGTGGAGATTCAACCACAACACCTAGGAAAAAACGAGGTAACTTATATTGGAATGATTTATACTTCCACTGTTATAACTGTACTGCCCATTCTTCCCTAGATGTTTTCTTAGCTGATCATCATGAAAACTTTGAAGGTGATGATAGAATCGATGTTATAAATTATATAAAGGAAAACCGAAAACATTTCTCATTAGGTGAAAGTTTAGATTTCCATCTATTTGATAAAATTAAATCTATAGCATTAACTTTTGATGAAATAGCACTATGGTTTAACGTATATCCAATTAATAGTTTAACTTACCAAGCATACCCTTATTTAAAGAGTAGGTTACTCCATCACAAAACAGAGAGGTTTGCTTTTGATCCACGACGTAGAGAATTATATGTTTTTAATTTAACACCTACTGGTAATATTATAGGATTTCAAACTAGAGCACTAGGTAGTGAAAATGTTGGTCCTAAGTACAAGACTTGGAATATCGAAAGAATATATGATAGGTTAAACAGGCCATTAAATGTAGATGAAGAAGAATTAGATAACTTAAATAAAATATCAATGTTATTTGGTATTTTAAATGTAGATATGTCTAGAGATTTTTCTATCTTTGAAGGTCCAATAGATGCAATGTTTATGAATAACTCAATAGGTTTAACTGGAGTTAAGAAACAGATAATTGAATTTAATGAAATACCTACAGCAAGATATTTCTTTGATAATGATATGGAAGGTAAAACCAGAATGATTGAAAAATTAAAAGGTGGTCAAACTGTATTTATGTGGGAGAAGTTTTTAAAAGACTTTGACATCCCAAAAAGAAAAGTAAAAGATTTAAATGATTTAGTGAAATATGAATTTGCTAATCGAACTGGGTGCTTAGGCAACCTAGATAAATATTTTACAAACAACTCATTAGATATTATTTTTATATAATGAGTATGCAAAAATATAATAATTTCGTGAGCGATGAAATAGATGATTTTTATAAGGATCTAGAGGAAGGTAGTAAAAAACTTAGATTATTTTCTAAATTTACTAAATCGGTATTAGGAGAAGTTAAAACTAATTTCTCTATACCTGAGCCAAAAAAGAAGTTTCAGCCCAAAGTAAAGGGCTACAAGAAGGTTAATAATAATAAAGGTATATTCTAATGGAGTACAATGATAC